CTATACGAGCAATCTTAAATACCAGATCATGCTCGATAGTGTACAAGGCCGTGCTCCTGGTATGGCTTTCTTACCTTACTGTTCTCTACCTGAGTTAGAGGCATGTATGGAAGCATGGTCATTCATGGAGATGATTCATAGTAGATCATACACTTATGTGATTAAGAATGTGTATTCAGATCCTTCTGAGGTATTTGATACTATTATTAAAGATGATCGTATTTTAGAACGTGCTGCTAGTGTAACTAAATCATATGATGATTTTATTAACTACGCACAGGAATATGGTCAGAGTAGTGCTTGGACACCTGATATGAGGAGTCATCCTAATTCAGAATGGACAATTAAAGATCTTAAAAAACATTTATATAGGGCAGTAGCTAATGTCAACATCTTGGAGGGTATTCGTTTTTACGTATCTTTTGCTTGCTCTTTTGCTTTCGGTGAGCTCAAGCTCATGGAGGGATCCGCAAAAATCATATCCCTCATTGCACGAGATGAAAACCAACACCTTGCCATCACCCAAAACATCATCAACAACTGGAGAAAGGGTGATGATCCAGAGATGGTATCCATTCTAAAGGAAGAAGAGCAGTGGACATATGATATGTTTGAGAAGTGTGTGAATGAAGAGAAGAAGTGGGCAGAGTACTTATTTAAAGATGGATCAATGATTGGTCTTAACGATAAACTTCTACAGCAGTATGTTGAATGGATTGCTAATAAGAGATTGAGAGGAATAGGATTAAAACCATTGTATGATATTCCCCAAAAGAATAATCCATTACCTTGGACAGAGCATTGGATTAGTTCTAAAGGATTACAAGTAGCACCACAAGAAACTGAAGTTGAATCTTACATTGTTGGTGGTATTAAACAGGATGTGAAAAAGGATACCTTTGCTGGATTTAAATTATAAATACTAAAATATAGTGTCTGGGAACAGATGAAATCAGCCAAAGATATTTTAGAAACAGCATCGGGAAAACCTGGTGGTAGACATAGAAATGTTCGACAGGGCGGTGCTGAAGTACTTCCTGATGGTACAGTTGTACCTGAGTGGGGTGATGGTAACAATATTCCTGATGACATTAAGAAACAAATGTCAGAGCCTGACTCTTATGATTATAAGAAAGGTGGTTTTAGGGAAAAGGTTAGGAATTGGATTAAAAACAATAAAAAACAATATGGACAATATTTAAATAAAAAAAGAAAAGGAGAACGGGAAGCAAAAAGAGATTTAAATAGACAAGATAGTTTTAATAAAGATCGTGGTTGGTCTAAATCAGGTCAAAGAAGAGGACCATTAAAACCTACTGGTGCTGATCCATTACGTGGAACAGCATTGTATACTCCACCTAAAGATATAGAGGGAAGAGATAAGTATACAGAACCTACTACAAAGTTTGATAAAAAAGGTAAACTTATAAGAGGATATAGGAGTGCTTCAGATAAGGGTGTTGAACGCTGGTTAAATAAAGTTAATACTAAAGGATATCAAGTTGGAAGCAAGGCATCAGAAGCAGAGGTAAAAGCTGGTTTAACTAAAACACAACAGCAATTAAAAAACCCACAGATTGTACAAGCAACTAAAGATAAAATAAATCAAGAATATGGTGGTAGAAGAGCAAGAAGGCAAAATCCAAATAAATTATTGAATTTTGATCAGATAAAGAAATTAATTGATAGAAAAAATCCTACAACAGTAAGTAAAGTAACTGGTGGAAAACTTCCAGCTAAATTAAATACACCTGCTAATATTAAGAAAACTAGTACAGCAGTAAGACAATCTCAGGTTTCTCAGAAACAAAAAAGGTATACTTATTGGCAGAATCAGCTGAATAAGAAGAAAACTCCACCTCCAGTAATTGATCCACCTCCATCAACTGAAACAAGTACAAGTACAAGTACAAGTACAGGTAGTAAAGGAAGTACAAGTACAAGTAGTAAGAAAAATAAATTTGGTTTTAAAGATTTTAGAAAAAAAATTACTAATATCTATAAAAAACCATATAAAGGTAAGAATACTTATAGAACAGGTGCTAAAGGATTTGCTGCTACTAGTGCTCTTACTGCAGGATTAAGTGGAGAGAGTATACCAAAAGCTGCTGGAAGGGGTTATGTTAATGCTGCTGCTTTCGCTCTTGCTTCGCCTTTATTGAAAATACCAAAAATAGGAGCACCTCTTGCTGTTGGTACTGGATTCCTTTTAGCAAATAGAGCAAATAAAGCTTACTCACAATTAACTGCTCCTCAACCTCAAGCTCAACTTAATCCAAAAGTAAAGGATACTACGACTCCTCCGAAACCTCCTGGTGTTATCATTCCTCCTAGTAAGAAAAAGTCTAAGGGTGTAAGAATGAGACTACGATTAAATACTGATCAATTTGGTCCAGCTTAGATTTTATAAATAGTTTGAGTAGATAACTAGTCCGAAAAATGTCTTATAAGCAAATTAGTGATATTGAACGTCTTTATTCGACTGTACATGATCCTATTGATGAAGAATTTGGCGATATAATGACGACTGTTGTTTACGGTTTGGTTAATGAGGGATATAGTGAAAATGCTATTGTTTCATTCCTCGAAACTGCTCAAGATGAGGATATCGTAAGTAAATATCTTTCCATTGATATAATTTCAGAGGAGTTGGAATATTTCGATGCGATGGAAAGTGGTATTCTTACTGAAGAATATTTAGAAGAAAAGGGGTGGATAAGAAATCTTGTAACAGGAATAAAAGGTTCTAAAAGTTTAAAAAATCTTAAGCTTAAGAATTTAAGACCAAGAGAGATTGTTAGAAATGTTAAGAAAACTGTAAATCCTAAAGGGTTTAAGCAAAGACAAAAATTTGAAAAGGAATTACTTCAAGTTAATCCTAAAGCTAGTACTAAACAATTAGATAAGTACTCAACAGCAAGATTTAAAGGTAAAGACGTTAAGACTTCTACTAGATTTGCGAATCAAAGTAAAGGTTTGTTGGGGAATATAAAAGATAAAGTAAAAGGTTTGCTTCCTTGGGCAATTGGTGGTGCTGCTGTTGCTCCTTTCGTTAAGAATAGTGCTGATAAGGGTGAAAAGGATATTCTTGACAGATCTAATCAAACTAAAGATAAAGATACTAATGGTAAGAAAGATCAACCTGGATCTGGTAGAGAAACTATTACTAATCCAGAGTATGGAAAGGATAATAAAGCAACTGATCATAAAGGAAGAGATTTTGATGATCCAGAAGCTCATAGTAGTGTAAGAGGTGGTCCAACTGAGATTACTATTGGTGGAAATGATGGTAAAAAACAGGACACAAAAGAAGTAAAACCAGAAGTTAAAGTAGATGATTATCTAGGTAAAGATAAAGGATTGCTTAATAAAGCAGATTGGTTGAAGAAATCTGCTAATAGTCCAGCAGCAAAATCAGGTGCATTTAGTGATGATCAGAGATGGGCTCAGCAATTGAAGCATCGTCAGTGGCAAAAGGATAATAATAGAGGTGCTTTTAAGGTTAAGAAAGAAAAAGCAAAGACTTATACAAACAAACTTGATGCTTTTGTTAATAATAAGAAGGTTGGTGATGCTAAAGGAACAGGTAAGCATAAGATTACTCAATGGCAAGATTTAGAATCTTATGAACCTACTGGTGAGGTACTTGCTAATGAACATTTCGCATATACTGAATCATTAGTTGAAGGAAATATTGAATATTCAATAAGTTATTTTTCTGATGGAATTGATATTCAAGAAAAGTTTGGAACTAGATTAATTAAAAATCAGATTAGAAAGGGTTTAAATGTTCTTAAAAAATCTGGAATGGCTGATGATTTAGGACCTAGTGCTACTATGTCAGGATTGTCACAGAAGATGGGTAGTCCTAGTGATGCTATTAAAGGATTTGTAGATGGAGCATCTGATGCTGCTAACTTTATTAAGAGAGTAGTTAAAGGTAAAAAGAAGTTTAAGAATCCAGGAGCAAAACCAAAACTTACTCAGAATGCTCCATCTACTGAAAGAATACCTTCAGGTGGACCTCTTGCAGTACGTAACCCTTCTCCAGTTCAAAAGGTTAAGGATGCTGCTAATGCTATGAAACCAGGAATTAAGGCAGCAGTTAAAACCGCTAAAGATACCTTTAAAAAAGGTGTAAAAGGTGTTAAGTATGTTACTCCAAGAGCTGCTGCTGTTGCTGGTGGTGCTCAAGTTGGGCTTGAAGTAAACAAACGATTGAATAAAGAAAGTGCTAATGAAGGCATACTAAGGAGAGCTATGGAATTACAGGAGTTAAAGTTTGCTCCAGACGCAACACCAGAGGAGAGATCTAAAGCAATAGAAGACTTAAGGAATAAAGGACCTAAAACTGGTGGAAAATCTCCAGCAAAACCAGATATTAAAACTGGACCAAGAAATCCAAAAGCTGGTAAGGGAGGACCTACTACACCAGCACGTCCCCCAGAAGCTAAAGATGCAGGACCTACTACACCAGCACGTCCTCCAAAAACTACAGCAAAATCAAAAGATAGTAGAGCAGCAGAAGCCAAGAAACCCACACAAGCAGAAGAGTATGTTGATGCTTTTGATTTAGTACTTGAACATCTTGTAGAAACTCAGCAAGTTGATAGTATTGAAGAAGCATTATATGTAATGATGGAAATGGATCAGGATGCGATTTATGGAATTGTTCAAGAAAGAGCTATTCTACCTGGAGTGAAAGCTGTACAGAAACCTCTTAAGACAGCAGTTAAAAAAACAGTAGAAACATTAAAAGACAAATTGCACGGTGGTCTTAGAAAACCTTCTACTGGAAAATATACTGTTAAGGGTGGTAGAAAAGTTAAATCAACTCAAGGTGCTAAACAAGAAGGAACTTTCAATACAAGACAAAAGGATAAACTTAAAGCACAACAAGCTGCTAAACCAGAAGCAAAGGCACAGGCAGATGCTGCTGCTAAAGTGGATGCTCCAAGATCAGGAGTTGATGTAAGAAAAGGTAAAGCACCTACAAAAGATGCAGATGCAAGAAACATGAAAGGACCAAAATATGAAAATTATGATTCAGGTCTAGAGACAGCGTATCAGTCGATTTATGAAAAAGCATTTATAAAAAGTGCCTTGAAGGGAGCATCTAAGGCAATCTCTAAAGCTAAGGTGGGTAAAAAAATGCCAGCACATGTAAAAGACTCAATTAAGAGACAATACAAGGCTGGAACACCAGGTGCTCAACCATATACCATTGAAGACAAGAAGAACGTTATTAATTGGTATAAGGATAATAAATAAATCCTAAATTCTAGTAACAGATTTTTTAACTAGGGCAGTTCCTTCAACTGCTCTAGTTACTGTTCCTGCAGGATCCTTTATTAAAATATCGTACATATAACTTCCAGGCTTTAATGTAGATGTAACTCCTGAAAGCATTTCTATAGTAAATCTTCCTGTCTTTGGATCATTAGCAAGAGTAAATGAAAACTCTGCTGCTTTTGATTCAGGGGCATATTTTTTTAATTGCCCTTTTCCAGTATATCCTGTTAGATCTAATACACTGTTTGTTCTATAATCTTCTAGAACAAAAGATTGTGCGAAATCTGTTCCTGTATATAATGTAATATTTGTTATGAATACTGGGGCCATTAATTTAATACTCCTAAGAATGGTTGAATCCAATCAGTATCTGGATCAGTTACAGTAATAACAGTTATATTTCTTTCTGTTAATTTTTCTATAAAAGCATCATATGATGCTTTAGTTAGATTGGCATCTGGCATTAATAATGCTACTTTAGAACCTTCTGGAAGACTATCTATATCGCATATACTATACCAATCCGATTTGATAGAAGTAACTCCATAATCTGCAGTAACTTGAATAGGACCAAAGGTTTTGCCACTAGCATTAATACTAGGTGCTCTTGAGGTATCATTAATTCTAATTAAGGTTGAGATTCCTACTACTGGTCCTGTAATAGATGTTTCTCTAATTTTAATTAGAAATCTTTCTGTACCTTCTGTTACTCTATCTCTAGAGACTGTTACATCAATAGATCCTTCATCATTAAAAATTTGAAATGGACCAGATAGAGAATTGCTTATAAAGTCTGACTCTTTAATAGTACCATCTATTTCATCTTCGGTTGTATAATATAATTGTGTATAATTTGCTACTCCAGAAGTGGAGACGAAAAAAGATACTGTACCACCTTCATTTAATTCTGTTGAGCTTTGTGTTACTGTTGCGATCATTTTAAATTAATGGAGATATGTTTACAGTTGTTTCTTCAAGAAAATTATCTGGACATGCTAATTGATCATAATTGTCATTAGTTACTGTGTTTCCAAATCCGACTAATGTTGGTTGTAGAAGATAAAATCTTCTATTTGGATACGTTGATCTAAATGTATTCCATTTAGTATCTAGATCAGGATATGATTTAAAACTAGCATTGAGAACAGCTATACAAGTTCTTTCATCACTACCAGGTGATATCATTGAACTATCTGTAGTTATTCCTGCTCGTACAAGAGCACTTCCTTCTACAACTATTTCTTTTTTATTATCAGCTTTAACAATCATAATATCATAAACATATCTTCCAGGTTTTAGTAGAGATGTTGTCCAGCGAGGAATAGATAAATTTAGTACACCAGTTGATCTATTTGGAAATCCCACAGAAAAAGTAATAGCTGTTTTGCTATCTGGATGCTTTCTGATTTGTGCCTTTGCCCTATAACCACTTAAATCAATAAGTTTTCCACCAGTTTCCGATAAGGTATAGTCCTGAGTGAAGTCTTCACCAGAATCAATAGCAATATTATTTACATATACAGCTGCCATAGTTAAAGGATGTTTATCTTAGGTATTTATCATATATAAGTATAAGATGAATAAAAATTATGAAATGGAAGGAGATTATGAAAATCCCTGGTACTACCAAGGTACAGCTTTCACTTCTGATGATATTGGCGATTTCTTCGGTTTCGTCTACTGTATTACTAATATCCAATCGGGTAAACAATATATCGGAAGAAAGTATTTCCAACAAAAACGTAAGCCTAGAGGTGGTAAGAGACGGGTTACGTCTGAGAGTGACTGGAAAAAATAC